GGCAGAGGACTATGGGGTGTCGCGCAGCATGGCGCGGTGCCGGATGATCGAGCTGGGGTATCCGGAGGCGGAGGGCGTATACGGGTACCGGGACAGGCGGCGGATCCCGGATCACGGCTGCGGAGGAGTCTGGCCCAGCGGGGTCAGCTATACCATATCGCAGGCGGACGCGGGCGCGCTGCTGCAGGAATCCGCCGACTTCCGGCGCGCGCTGGGGAGCAGGCGGTATGTGTATGCGGAGGGGCACTTCTGCCTGGACGAGGCGCGGTACATCCAGGCGGGCAGCGGGCCGGAAAAGAGCCTGACCGCCTATGCGCGGCATCACATGGAGGAATGCTGCATCGCGTTCGAGGTCGGCGGGTACCCGACCGGCACCGCCGGGGAGGCGGCGTGGGCGGCACGCAAGAGGCCGGTGAAGGACCAGTATCAGACGCGGTACAGCTTTGCAGCCGAGCCCGAGACGAAGGCCGGGAGGAAGGAGAACGAGCTGTTCGCGGCGGATGCGCGGATGTGGGCGGCGCTGGAGGCCGAGCTGCCCGACGACATCGCGGGGGCGGTGCAGGTCATCCTGGACAGGAAGGGGCTGTCGCAGGAGGAGCTGGCGATGCGGCTGGGGGTCAGCCGGGCCGCGCTGCGGAAATGGTGCACGAGGGGGATGTCGCTGCGGCATGTGGTGGCGATCTGCATCGCGCTGGACGTCTGGGGGCACACGGGAGAGAATCTGGTGCGGCTGGCGGGATACAGCTTTCGGAGGATCGATGAGCAGGAGGTCCTGCACATGATGCTGTATGAGACGAAGGATCTGACGGTGGCGAGGGCGAACGGGATCATGCGGCAGCACGGGATGAAGCCGCTGACGGAGGGAAGGGAGGAGGAATTCTAAAAGTTCAAAGTTCAAAGTTTAAAGTTCAAAGTTCAAATAAAAAATATTTTTATCATTTTCGGCACTGGGGAGGGTGCCGGATTTTTTTTGCTTTTTTGGGGGAAGGCGGGGGATGCCGCGGGGACGGGGGCGGGAAAACAGGCACCCACGGGGGCTGCTGAAACGGGCGGAGAAAAGGGGTATGGTACAGGCGTCAGGCGGGCAGAGGCCCGGAAAAAAAAGAAGAAAAAGAGGAGGAAAAAATGGGAAACACGGAGATGGAAAGGGTCACATTTTTCCGTTCGTACTTCGACGTCGAACAGCAGCTGAGCAGCAAAAGGGACAGGCTGGCGTTCCTGGAAGCGATCCTTTTTTACGCATTTGAGGGGAGGGTTCCGGAGATCACGCCGGAGGCAAAGATCGTCTTTACGCTGGTGAAACCCATGCTGGATATCAGCAGAAAGCGGTCGGTCTGCGGGAAAAACGCACGGAATTCTGCGCCGGGAATGCCCGAGAACACGGGGGAAAACCGACATTTTGCCGAAACAGAATGCTGCACCAACAGGAATATGAATATGAAGAATGAATATGAAAAAGAAAAGAAAGAATGGAAGGTAAGGTATGACTGAATCCATGATACTGGAAAACTATGACCTGGGCGGGGTGGACTGTCCGTACTGCAGGAACAGCGGGATGGTCACCCGGGTCGGAGAGGACGGGGCGCTGTACTCGCGCGAGTGCCGCTGCATGAAAAAGCGCATCGCCCTGCGGCGCATCCGGCGGAGCGGCATGAGCGACCTGCTGAGGCGATACCGGTTTGACAGCTATATCGCCGAGACGCCCGAGCAGGAAAAGATCCTGTGGCTGGCGCGGCGTTTTGCGGCGAAGGACAGCGGGTGGTTTTACATCTTCGGTCAGAGCGGCGCCGGCAAGAGCCACATCTGCACCGCCATCTGCGGGGCGCTGATCGAGCGGAGCAAGGACGTGTACTATATGCCCTGGCGGGATGAGAGCACGGCGCTGAAGTCGCTGGTCACGGACGCGGCGGCGTATACGGGCAGGATGCGGGTGCTAAAAAAGAGCGAGGTGCTGTATATCGACGACTTTCTGAAGGGCGGGGACACGGACGCGGACATCCGCCTGGCGTACGAGATTTTGAACAGCCGCTACAACGACAGGGGGCTGCGGACCATCCTGTCGAGCGAGATGACGCCGGAGAAGCTGCTGCGGCGGGACGAGGCCCTGGGCGGGCGGATCTATGAGCGGGCGCGGGGCTACGTGCTGCAGGCCCCGCAGGGGAACCGGAGGTTGGAAAGCAAATGATGGGGATCGAAGAAGAAAAACAAGGACGGTATCTGACCGTCGAGGATATCGAAGCGCTCGGCACGAACCCCTGGGAAAGGCTGGCAAATGCGATCATCTGGCAGGCGGCGGAGGATTACAGGAATCTGGAGAGCAGGACAGAGCTGGAAAAGCTGGATCGGTTTTTCCGCTCAGGGTGGTTCTCGGCGCTCTGCGGGCTCGACGCGGAAACGCTGCTTGCAAGACTGAAGGAGGAGAAAAAACGGAATGGATATCCAATCGTATCTGAAACAGGCCCGGTATCTTGACCTGCGGATCAACATGAAGCTGATGCAGCTGACAGCCCTGCGAAGGCAGGTCCTGGCGGCCGACACGGACGGCGGCGGAGGCGGGGCGGCTGCGCTGGAGGACGAAATCCGCCGGGATATCGACGAGATGGCCGCGCTGAAAACGCAGATCATGGGGCTGATCCGCCGCCTGTCGAGGCCCGAGTATCAGACGATCGTCGAGTTTCGCTATCTGTACGGCTGGTCATGGGAGAAGATCTCGGCCAACATCGGCTTCTCGAAGTCTTATGTGCGGGAGATGAACAGCCGCGCGCTGCGGGAATGCGGGCTGCTTTTGAAAGTCCCTGACGAATCGGCGCAAAACAGCACTTTTCTTACGGAAATTCCGGCACTTTCCGGCAGACGCTGAGGCCCCTCTCTCTGCTATACTGCCGCCGAGCAGAAACGAGGTGAGGGCATGAAACGCAAAATGAATCCGGCATCCCTGGCAAACCTGAAGAAGAGCGAGCCCTACCGGTTCACGTCGGAAACCGGGAGAGAATGCGCGAAGAAAGGCGGGCAGGCATCCGGGGCAGCCAGAAAGCGCAAAAAAGAGATGGCGGCCTTTGCCGCCCAAATTGCCGACACCACGGTCACAAAGGAAGCTCTGAAAAAGAAGCTGACCGACATCGGCATCGAGGATCCGGAGGCCTGCAACAACGTGCTGGTGCCTGCGGCGGTGTTCCGCGAGGCGATCAGGGGAAACATGACGGCCGTCGAAAAATGGGTGGAGCTGCTCGACTACGCCGAGGGAAATGAATCGGGCGGAATGGGGCCGGGTGAAAGTGAGCAGGACCGGCCCCTGAACCTGGCCAGGAAAAGCTATCTCGAGAACATCAATTCGAGCTTCGGCGCCATCAGCGTGTATGCGCTCAAGCACCGCTACACCCACTATGAGGCCAGCGGCGGCCGCGGCAGCGGGAAGTCCAGCTGGGCCTCCCTCACCGTCGTCCGCCTGGTCATGGAGAACCCGGACGTTCACGCGCTGGTCCTGCGGAAGGTGGGAAAGACGCTGCGGGACTCGGTCTACAGCCAGTACCGGTGGGCCATCGAGCAGCTGGGGGTGAGCGAGTTCTGGGAGGCGCGGAAATCCCCTCTCGAGCTCATCTATCGCCCTACGGGGCAGAAGATCCTGTTCCGCGGCGCGGACGACCCGATGAAGATCAAGAGCATCAAGATGAAATTCGGGTATATCGGGATCACGCATTTTGAGGAGAAGGACCAGTTCTCGGGCCGGGCAGAGATCGACAGCATCCTGCAGAGCACGATGCGCGGCGGGCCGGTGTTCTGGAACTTCGAGACCTACAACCCGCCCCGGTCGAAGGACAACTGGGCCAACAAGGACAGCGAGGAGGAGAAGAAAAACCGGGTTCAGCACCGGAGCACGTATCTGGATCTGGACGACCCGGAGTGGCTGGGCGAGGCCTTTTATGAGGAGGCCGAGAGCCTGAGGGAGCGGGATGAGGGCCGGTATCAGCACGAGTATTTGGGAGTGCCGGTGGGGACCGGCGGAAGCGTGTTCGAGAACCTGGAGCTGCGGGTCATCACGGATGAGGAGCTGAGCCGGTTCGACCATATCTTTCAGGGGGTGGACTGGGGATGGTTCCCGGACCCCTACGCCTTTGTCCGGCTGCACTATGACAAGACGCGGGAGACGATCTATCTGATCGACGAGCACTTCGGCAACAAAATCTCGAACGAGCAGGGCGCCGGGTGGATCCTGGAGCACGGGTACAACGACGTGCAGACCGTCTGCGACAGCGCCGACCCCAAGAGCATCGCGGACTACCGCAGTCAGGGCATCCGGGCCAAGGAGGCCGTGAAGGGGCCGAACAGCGTGGAGTACGGGATGAAGTGGCTGCAGAACCGGACCATTGTGATCGACAAGCGCCGCACGCCGCACGCGTATGAGGAGTTCGTGAACTACGAGTTTGAGAAGAACCGGGCGGATGAGTGGATCAGCGGGTACCCGGACAGGAACAACCACACCATCGACGCGGTGCGGTACGCGCTGGAGAGGGCCGCGAACAAATTCGGCAGCAAAGCATGACGTCCTCGCAAGCTCCATATCGACTCGCTTCCCTCAGGCGTGAGGAAAGCTCGCTCATTTCGCTGCTCGTCCTCTTCCGATGGAAACCCGCTTCGCTGGGCTTTCCATCGGGGACCGGAAAATAGGAAATAATGATTTCAAATATATTTGAAAAACTGAAAGAACTCGGCTACAGCACCGTGCCGGAGGAGCACTACCGGGCGGTGGAGCTATGGAAAAAATGGTACGCGGGACATGTAAGCAGCTTCCACGATTATAAGGTGTTTAACGGGCTTCGGCATGTCCCCTGCCATAAGGTCACCGCAGGCCTGGCCAAACAGGCCTGCGAGGACTGGGCCGACCGCCTGATGAACGAGAAGGTCGCGGTGCACATCGACGGCGAGAAGGAGCAGGCCTTTTTCGACCGGGTATGCAGGGAGAACCGCTTCCGGTCTATGATGAACCGGTATCAGGAGCTGTCCTTCGCCCTGGGCGGCGGCGCCGTGGTGGCGAGGCTGGGCGATATCGCGGTGGACTGGCGCGGGCGCATCGCCGGTACGGCGGGCAGGCTGTTCCTCGACTTTGTCGCGGCGGACGGTATCTTCCCTCTCAGCTGGCAGGGCGGGGTCATCCGGGAATGCGCCTTCATGACGGAGTTTGTCCGGGGCGACGCGGCCTACTGCTATCTGCAGCTGCACGTGCTGGAGCCGGGCGGGAAGTATGCCATCGAGAACCATGTGTACCGCAGGGACGGCGAGTGCCTGACCGAGGCGGAGCTGGGCACGGTGCCGGGCTTTGAGGGGATCGCCGGGCGCTTTCACACGGGGTCCGAGCTGCCGCTGTTCGTGCTGTTCAAGCCGAATATCGCGAACAACCTGGACCCGGAGAACCCGCTGGGCATCTCGGTATACGCCAACGCCATCGACCAGCTGATGGCCTGCGACAACATCTTCGACAGCTTCAACTCGGAGTTCGTTCTGGGGCGCAAGCGCATCATGGTCAAGCCCGAGGGCATCCGCAGCGCGGACGGCGAGCCGTACTTCGACCCGAACGACCTGGTGTTCTATCTGCTGCCGGAGGATGCGCAGAACGAATCCACCGTGCAGGAGATGGAGGCCACGCTGCGCGTTGAGGAGCATCTGACCGGGCTGGAGACGGCCCTCGGGATGCTGGCGGTGAAGTGCGGCTTCAGCCCCGGGCACTGGGAGCTGGACCGGCGGCAGCGCACCCTGCGCACGGCCACCGAGGTCATCAGCACGAACAGCGCGGAGTTCCGCACGCTGAGGAAGCACGAGATCGTGCTGGAGGAGGCCCTGATGGGGCTTGCGCAGATCGTGCTGAA